AATGCCGTTACTGATTGACAGCGACGACGTCAGCGAGCCCTTGAAAATGAGGTTGCCGGCGCCCGACAAGTCGGTGCCAATGCCGAAGTGCGTCGCGGTCGCGCTGCCGCCCGTGCATTGTCCGAACTGAACGAGCGCCGTGTTGCTGATCGTCGAGGTCGACAGCGTCCAGCCGCCTGCCGTGCGATTTACCGCCACGCGAGCGTAGCCGGTGTAAGACACCTCGTTCGTCGACTGGCTGCCGGCCTCGCCGGGATCTGCGGTGTGAAGCGAAACGTAGAACGACCCCGCCGTGGCAGAGTTCTGCAATCCAGCGGCGTCGCCAATGTTTGCCCAGTCGAGATTGAGGAACAACAAGTTGAGCAGGTTTGCCTCTGCGGCATTGGTCATCGACATCGAAATTCTCCTGTTAGTTCATCGGCCGGCCGTTATTGGGCAACACGCCAACCGGGCCGACCGGGGAAGGCATGGGATCTTCGTCTTCCTCGCGAACTTCAACGATGTCGCCGTTCGCGTCGCGCACAGGAATGCGCTTCTTTTTCTTTGCCAGCGTCTGCATCAACTGCTGAAGCTGCTCGGATGACTGTGCCTGGCCTGCGTCCGTCTTTTCGGACAACTCACCGACCGCGCCAGAGAGCTGCTTGAACTGCGTCTGATCGCGCTGCGCTTGCATCATCGCCATCATGGCTTCGTACTGCGCCGCCATCTGATCGAACTTGGCCTGCATCTCAATCTTCTGCAGTTCAACCGACGCCTTGAGCGCGGCGACCTTCTCGTCGCTCTGCGACTCGAGCATCGCGATACGCTCGTTCGACTTGATCTTCTCCGCCTCGAGCAGCAACTGCGGGTCGGGCTGCGGCTGCGGCGGGTTCTGCAGCTGCTGGTTCATGGCGCCGATCGCCTGGTCGAGCACGCTCTCGATCTCGGTCGACACGCGGAACTTCGCCACCGCCCACTGCATCAAGCGCAGCAGGAAGGGGCCAGCGCCCGGCGTCGATTGCGCAACGGGCGAGACCTGCGAGATGAACGCGCCCAGGCCCTGCATGAACTGTACCGCCGCGTCGCGCTCTGCCGCCCAGTCCATCGCCGCCATCGAGTCGGCCTCGACAGAGATGCGGTACTCGGCGAGCTTCTCGTCCTTGATGAGCTGGATCGCGGCCTGCGCGTAGGGCGCATCCGGCGTGCGCATGATGTTCGATCGCATGGCGATCGTTTCGGGCTGAAAGTGCTTGGCTATGATTTCCGCCTTGATCCGCAGCGCCTGCGTGATCCACTCGGCAATGTAGAACTGCATCAGCTGGACGCGAGTCGAGCCGAACTGCGCCTTGATTTGCTGCGCTGCCGCCGTCTCGCTCGCCTTGCTCGAGCCGCGCATGATGTCCGAGATGCCGAGCACCTCGTAGATCTGCATCGTCTTGTCCTGCCGGTACTGGCGCAGGCGCTCGATGGCGTTCACAACCGCCTCGATCGGCACCCACTCCACCTTGCCCTTAATGCCGCCGGCTTCGGCAAACATCGCCCAGTTGTCGACCGGGATCAGCTGATTCTCGGCCGCTTGGCTGAACATGCGCTGAATGCCGTCGGCAGACTTGTCGTAAACGCCAACGACCTTCGCCGCGCGCGTGAGCCAGGTGATGCGGGTATTGATTTCGTCGAGCTCGTCGAACTGGTCCTGCGCGAATATGTAATCCGCGCGCGGCATGAAGTTGCTTGAGGTGATGTTCGCCGCCAAGGGCTTCGGGCAGGGGAAGAAGCTCTCAAGCCCGAGCGGGTCTTCCTTCACGTCAAGAATGACTTCGCATCCCTTCGCGAGCCAGTAGACCTTCTTGTCTTCCTTGTTCCAGATCTCAAACACTTCCGCCTTCGACCATACGTCGTGCTTCGGCGTCTGATCGTTTGAGCCGCGCGGCTTGAGCGTACCGAGCGGTACCACCTTCGCGATCTCCTCGCCAAAGCGAGCGACGAGCTGATCTTTCGTCATGTACACGCGGCGCGCGACCCAGCGCACTTCGTCCCAGGTGCGCGCGGGCGACCAGAAGAAATCCTTCCAGTAGATGTAATCGACCGCGGCGTCTTCCTCGACAATCGCCTCGTAGGTCGAGGCGGGCACGAGCTCATCGCCCGTGAGCGGGTCAAGCTCCGCCGGCTGCTCACGCTCTTCGGTCTGCACCTCGTAGCGCAGCCACATCTGCCCGAAGCCTACGATCAACCAGTCCTCGATACCGGTGCGCACCGCGGCGTCCCAGTTCGACACGTTGTCGTCGAACGAGCGGTTGAGCAAACGCTGCACGATCTGCCCGGCCACGCGCGCCTGGTCGTCCTCCGCGTCCAGAAACGAACGCGCCACAGACGCGCGTGGCGGCCGGGCGTACAGCAAGCTCAGCAAAACCTTCATCGTCGACCAGAACAAGTTCACGCGGGCAGTCTCTTCGTGCCACTCGTCGCGCTTGTCCAAGTACCGACGCGTGATCTTGTCCGCGTCCTCGTGGAACTTGCCGAGTTCCTTCTTCGACGCCTCAAGCTCGGCAGACCAACGCTGCGCCATGCCTTGCGGCGTGTCGGCAAAATCATTCGCAGATTCGATGCGGTCTTTTTCTTCCATCACCCTACCCGCCTGCTTTGGCTCGGCCTGCAATCCCAAACGTCGTCAAGGGAGAACTTGTAGTTCATATCCTGACGCGGTGCGATCTTAACATCACCCCTTGACAAATTGGAAGAAATCGGTTTCGCGGCCAGTGCCAAGTAACGAAACGCGTCCGAGGCGTGCGAGTGCTGGTCGTGCTTGGGGCGGTTGCGGTAGGTCTGCGTGCGCTCGTCCCACTCGCGCATGTACCCGCGCAGGTGCTCAAGCCCGTCGTAGGTCGCCTTCTCGTCGAAGTAGCACTTCGGCAGCACGATGCGCGCGGCCTCGATGCCGTCCTGCAGCGAGAGCTCCGGCACGATGCGCGGGGTGATCCCGGCGCTTAGGAACTGCTCGATGATCGACTTGCCCGTTTGGAGCGACTTGGCTTTGGCGTCGTGCGGGAGCCAGACTTGCCCGACTTTGTACGGCCGGGCCTTGACCCAGTCGATGTAGTGCCCGATCGCCTGGCCGTCGGCTTCGTAGAAGTCGACGATGCGGTATCCGCCGGGGGTGGTTTGCCATCCCCACCAGCTGCAACTGTCGGTGAACCCCAAGTCGGCAACGAGATCCACTGCAAAATCCGGGTCAATTGCGAATTGACCCACTTGCTCACGCTCATAAAGCTCTCCGATCTGCTTCGCGTAGTACGCACCCGGTACCGCGGCGTCGAAACTCACCTCGTATTCGATCGCGTAGGTCTCTTCGGTCATCTGCGCACGCGCGTCGCGCAGTTCCTCCTCGGGCAAAATCCCAGTCTTGCTCGCCGGCAACTCGAGCAGAACGTGCGTGCCGGCGTTCAGACGCGCCTCTTCGCGCAGTTGCCAGAAAAAATTCTTGCCAGCCGGAGTCCCCGCCCAGATCGCACTCCCTTGACGATCACTGAGAGCCGGTCTCACCACGGAGTACCAGGTGCTCGGGCGCATCTGGCCGACCTCATCGAGCACGACCGCGTCGAGGTAGAGGCCTCGAAGCGAATCTGGGTTGTCACTGCCGCCGCAGTAGATCGTGCTGTGATCGCCTGGGCGGTTGTTGTGGATGGTGATCTTGAGCTCGCTCTCGTTGGGCGGCTTTGCCCAGAGCGGTTTCGTTAAATCCTTCAAATACTGCCAGGCGACCTTCTTCGCCTGCTCGCGAAACGGTGCCAAGTACGCCACCTGCGGCTTCGGGTGCTTGCACTCGAGCGCGCTCACCACGAGATCGGCGCACATCGCGACCGTCTTGCCCGCGCGGCGGTGCGCCACAACGCACGCCCAGCGCGCGGTGCGGTTGTGCAGCGGGACAAATACGTCGCGGGGGCGGTAGGTGTTGATGTCCATTTTTTCTCAACACCCCTTTTTGGGAATGCGGGAGAGGGGGGAGGGGACCCCTACTCCTCGCCACCCCCCGCCTGCCGATTGATGGGGGGATGGGGGTCGGATTGGGCGCTTTTGGGCGCCTCAAGCGCTGGCTTCGGGTCACTAACCCGAAGGTTGCCGTCCTTTTCCATCGTGATATCAACGACTTGCGCGTCGATCACGTTGTGCTGGGACGTAGATGGGACGAACCCACCCACGTTACGCCCCTGCAGCCACGGCAGCTGGACGACGATCGCCCCGTCGACCTGGGCCTGCAGCTGTGCGGGTATGACCTTGGCAACCAGGCCGGCGTATATCTGCCTGTCCTGTACGCCGCCTCTAGCGCGCTCTACGAGCCATCCAGCCAACCCCTGTGGGTGACACTGGCCCGGCTGGCAGGACAGCTCTATTGCCTCCTTAATCGTTTTTGTGACGGCGTTGGGCGTGCCCTTCGGCCGGCCGAGCGGGTTGCCGCTCTGGCCCGGCTTGAACGACGACCGCGTCGCCCG